TTTCCATGAATTAAATACTAATTTCTGATTATCAGTAATAGGTTTAACCGATATTAAATTATTGTGACTTATTTCTTTGATCTTTTTACCCGACATTAATAATTCCTAATATAAAAATGGGGGGCGGCAGGCCTACCGACGACAGCATATTCGCAGTCTCCCCCATCAGCACATAGGCGGATTGACTTCCCAGCTTACTTAGATGCTGTGCATCCGTGCTGAAGTTTGGTGTCTCGCCTGTGCTATATCTATTTATTCTTTTTTTTATATTCATCAATCCATTGTTATTATTTATTTGTAAAAGTCTTACTCTTGTTCGCAGAAAATCCTTCTCGGCTCACTCTGTCTGCATGTTTTTCAATAGTTCTACGAGTTTTGATCTCTTGATGTGATATTGTACTACCGCCAAACTTATCTGCAAGAGGTGAGTTTGGATGTGCAGCGGCTATCCTTTGCATATTCTCTTGAAAACCACCATCTGTTTTTGGGCCAACATTCATAATATGATCGCCAACAATCGCTATAGGCGTATAAACTTGCCGCACATTAGGATTATTTTTTTTATATTCATCAAGTTCTGATATAGACATGAATTCTTCATATTGATAATTTTTGATTTCATCATAAAAAGTATAAGTAGGCATTAAAATTTAAGCTCCTTCATCAATATATATTAATATACCATATAAAATAGGTTTTGTCAAGAGTAATTTGTTATAAATTACTTAATTCTTCTGGGCGTTCAACTGGTATTGTGTAATAACATACAAGAATCTTTGTTGCTTCCAAAAGAGTTTCATCATAGCTATCCCCATCAGGATCGATTGATGATATATAATCGCCCTCATAATCTTCAAGATGACCAAACATCGCTTTCTTTTTTTCTTGCGTATCTTTCAACTCTTCATACAATTCTAACAATACACCTTTAATAATATTATCAACTGTTTCATAGCTTAATGTAAATTCTGTATTCATTTTATTACTTCTTAATATTTCAACTTTTATCAAACAATGTATTTGGGTTTTTCATTGTTTTAATTTCTAACACATTATTGTTTGGATCAGCCACAAACATTGTTTCCTGTTCAAGAATCTCGTTCTTAAATCGTATGTAAGGCTTATTCACAAATTCTGCATTATTCTTTATTAACTTTTCCTTGATATCTTTAAATGTTTCTGCATCTAGATGTATACCAAAATGTGGTACAGAAACATTATCCATATCGACATCATGCTGTTTACTTATTTGTTTTTCATTGGGATGTGTTGCATGTAATGTAAGTTCGTTTCCCCAAAAATTGATATCAACCCAACAGTAAGGAGCTCCTGGCCAGGGTTTAGATTCTGAGTTACCCTTTTCACAACCAAGTATACCACAATAAAACTCTATTGCGATATCTAAGTCACCAGCTGGTATTGCTAAATGAAATCTATTTGACATTTGAATATATTATACTCCATACAGTTATCAAGTCATACATATTTATACCGTCTCAATTTCTTTTTTCTTTCTTTCTTTCAAGTATTTTAGAACCTTGATTTCCCACATTGAGGTTTTTGGATATTGCCAATAATTATGTCCAACCTTTTCTATTAAAAAGTCCTCAAGTTCTTTTTGAGTCATTATTTCGCATCCCATCTGTAAAAAATGTGATCTCCAATTACAGTTGTTAATTGTTTTGTTTTTGCCCAATTAGGTGTTATATAATATGCGTGATAAAATAATGCACCATCTGTGATGTCTATGAATATTATTTCATCATCCATTATTGTATATGCAAACTTTAAAAGTTCATTATATATTTTCTTGTTATGAGGAGTGTCGCTTTTACCATCACAATACCAAGAGAACTGGCATCTGTTTTTGATGGGATAATACACAGCGTCATAGGGATCAGGGGTTTTCTTTGTCTTCCAACTTTCTCTTATTGGGCCCTGCTTAATCACTTCACATATTGTATTAGGAAATCTCTTATCCTTTACACGATTATATACCACAGCAGTTACACCAAGTGCCCCAGCGGTGCCTTGATTTCTGGTTTCATAATACATGTTAAGAGCCAAACACTCAGCCGAGTTCAAGATTTCTTTATTTTGGTCGTTGGCTATTGGAGTAGAACTGATTAATATCAGGCCTGTTGCTAGTAAAAATTTATAAATCACATGTCTCTCAATTGATGTGGTTGATAATGGCGCTGCGAGCGTCGGCGATATGGCGGAAGGAGACGCGGGAAGGTTCAGTGGAACCAAGGCGACGACCACATACATTGACGTTTAGACCGGGGATGTTGATGCTCCACACAGCAGCAGCGCCAACGCCGATGCGACGGATGGTGCCGATAAGCTTTCCGTCAACATGGACGGAGTAAGCGCGGCGAAAGTGGCAGTGGAATTCGATTTCGTGGGTCATCATCTATTTGGTTTCATAATTTCAGGCTGCAACAGCGAATATCTCTGCACTGCTGCCATATAGGCTAAACCGTTTGCTGGTCAATTCACGTTTTCCTGTCTTGGGAAAATCGATGATCTTGGAATAGGGAGACTTCTTGGCATAGACCACAACGCCGGGTGATTTGGCTAGTTTGTTCCAGACATACCGTCCGCCAACAGACTGCTGACTACCAGCCATCATGATAATGTCCATCTTTCTCATAAGAAACTTGTAAATCTTGATGGCAAGGTTCTTACCCTTGTAGCGACTGTCAACCTTTAACATATCAACATGCCATGCATGGCATGCACCACGATGTTTGATCAGGTCTACCGTAGCAACAATGCGATATCGAGTTTCCATTTCACCATCACCTGATAGGCCTTCACGCCGAAACCGCTTGGTCACATTACGTTCATAAACCCACACAGTCATTGCTGAGAGCTCTTCCTGTTCAATGTGAATATCGTACCCGAAGGCCCGCCCCACTAGCTCCAAATCATCTAGATTACCGTATCCAAGGGAAACGCCCCTGGCCATATCGATTCTCGCAACCACTTACAAAACCTCTTTGATCTCTGATTATATTTAATTATACCACATGGAATAGGGTTTGTCAAGGAAAATCGTATCTCCTAAGTCCTTGATTCTAAACGATTTTCAAAAAAAGTTATAAGTCATTGATTCTAAAGGGATTTTTACTATCGCGCTAAGTTATTGATTTCATTGGGTTTTTTAGCCGTTAGCTGCACCCGGCGCAGATGGGTATCTCTCATGCTCAATCAACATGTAATTATCGTCCCAATCAAAGGCTTCCTTTACTACATTAATTGAGAGCCCCTTATATTTCTGATGTAACATCTTATCCTTTGCGGCAACAAGAACATCAGCTTCATCTGGATGTAGCCCCTCTAGCATCTGTACAAACATAATTTCACGCCTGTTTTGTGATAGAGAGGGATTACCACCTTCAATAAAATGATAAAGCTTTCTTACCTCATAGGATAAAACATTATGCTCTGTTCCTTCGGGAGCTTCATTTTGAACATATGGAACTTCACCATAAGGTAGAGCCCATCTAATCTTGGGGTCAAAAGAAGATTTTATTACTTGCCTGAGAGCAGGAGTGTCATTTTCTTTCAAGTATGAAACCTTGTCTTTCTTGGATTTGATTTTACCTAGCTTTTGTAAAACCTCTGAAAGTAGTGGGGTATAGTTAGTATAAGCCATTAGAGTTCTCCTTTAAAATTCGCTTATCGATTCGGTGAGAGTTTTAAGTCTCTTTTGTATAAAATAATTTAGTAATTTACTACGATCACCATATGAAGAAGAACGATATGTTTCCAATATTTCATCTGAGAGTTCAGAAGGAATATATGTAAGATCAATCAATTTTTGGTTTCGTTGATAATTTCTCTTAACTTCATCACTAGGAGCTACATCATTAAAATCATGATCCACCCAAGAAGAAATTTTCTTCTTTGTCATGGGTTTCTGTCGTAAACCATCTACAAAGGTATTATCTGGTGAAAGAACATTAGGAATCCCATCACTAGAATCTCCTTTGAAAACATGCTCTTTGAGATATCCAACGGGATTAACACCATTCACCATTTTTTTGGTGATGGGACTATACTGTTTAACATTTGGAAATTTTTGTAATTGGATAAAATCCTTGTCACCAGATAAGATCATAATTTCTTCATTGTATTCAGAGCAAATTGTAGCAATAATATCGTCAGCTTCAGCACCGTATACCTCTAAGAATTTATAAGGCATGTTGGTTTTGATTTCTTTCTTAATGATATTTAGACAACCAAAAATAGCGTCCCAATCTTGAGAAGAAGTTTCTCTACTTTTCCTTCTGTTGTGCTTATATTCTGGAAAGTAATCACGCCTCCAATAATGCCTGGAGTCATAACATAAAACCAATTCACCAAATTCTGATATAAAACGTGAGCGATACATGCGTAAGGAATTAAGTATCATATGCCGAACCATTTCTTCTTCTGGCTCCTTTTCTTTAGACATATGCATTTGCATCATAATGTTTGCCATCATGATTTGACTCATATCAACTAATATCACGCTGCCACCATATGAGCATTGAAGCTCATGCTCCTTCTTTCACCTTTACTGTAAAATGGATACACAAAATGTTTTAGATATGATGGGAATATCAAAAGTTTACCAACCTCTGGTTTAAATTTAAGTCCATCACTTCTAAAATCGCATGCTTCACCATACATAAATTCAATCAAACCATTTGCTGGATAGTGATCATCATGATCTGCCACAATCTCTTTTTCCATATCTTTAGGTAGTTTAATATATATGACTCCCGAAAAATCTCCACTATGCTTATGCCAAGGGTTATACTCTCCGGCATACTGACTAACAATCCAACTATGAGTTAAATGTATATTCTTCAATGTAGGAACAATATTAAGACCAGCTAATTTATACCAATTATATGCTCTTTTCTTTTCTCTCATATACTCAAGATATTCCACACAACCCTGCTTCATAACATCTGATAGATACTGCTTTTCTTCCTTATCCGTAATAGGAATTAGAATTTCCTTATGAACTTTTCCAACAAGGTTGTTTGACCAATCCCATTTGGCACTTTTTATATTATCACTCAATACTTCATCACCAATTCTATTGATAATCTTTATAAATTTATTTGGAACTGATGACTCCATGATTGTAGGGCTATATGGTTCATGCCATTTCTGGATCATCATTATTATTCTCTTCTCTCATTTTATATATGGCTGATTTAAGATCATCAATATTAGAACCAGAGTTGAATATCATTTCAAATAAAATATCCATCATTTTAGTCATATTAGTATTCAATGACATTTCTTTTAATAAAGTTGCTCGGAGCATTTCTATTATGAAGCTCATATTATTTACAAAGGAATCTCCATCCACATCAATTTCATTCTCTTTTATAGTGTGAATCATCTGTACTATTAACGTCTGTGTAAGATCATTAATAAAATCAACAGTTTCTTGTAACTCAATAGCATCTTTGTCAGGCAATTTTACTTTTCTTTTTGATTCCTTCCAAGGGCCTTGAATTATTTTAGCGCTTTTCTTTTCGCTATCTTCAGACATTTTCCATTTCCCTATCTTCCCCTAACATTTCTTGCGTATAGACGCAACCCATATCAGGATAATATACATCAACACTTCGTTTTACTTCGCCCTTTCTGGGACCGTACCAATAATAAGCTAATGCAGTACAACGATATGAAACTTTCTTTTCCTGATGTTCTCCATAAAACATATCTGTCCAATCCCCACCTTTCAAATATCGATTCATAGAACGAATATAAGCTTGATGATTTGCTAATTTTGCAATAGAACCTTTTACTTTTTCACGAACAGCTTGACGTTCTGTTGATACAAATGCCTTCTGTGTTTTAATCCATTTTTTAACTTTATCAGGATGCATGGGATGATCTTTTGATAAATTCTGTAAAGTAGAATGTATCCCACTCTGACCATAATTAGAATTTTTCTTTGCTCGAACAGCTCTTGCTTTCTCAAGTCGTTTTGCAGCTGCTTGGCGTTGATTTTCCGTCATGGGTTTGCGCTTCTTTCGTTTCTTGGGCGCTTGCCATGAACTATTATCAGTCTCAACAACTATCTTACGTTTTACCATAGTGTTTTATTTATCCTACCTTTAGAAAATATGCAACCAAACCATTTGCAAATATTGCAAGTGCAACTGCATTGACTACAATCAATGCTCGATCATTCCATATAATTGATACCCATAACCAACCAGCAATTCCCATAAGATGAAAAATCAGATTTAATGGATAAACATTATTTGCAGTAAAAATCATAGCAATGATCAATACAATAGAAGAAACCCATTTACCATACCAACTTAATGGATGTTGCTGTTTTGATGGAGTACTTGTCGTCGATGGATTTTCATGTTCTTTCAATTCCATTTCATTAAAATCCAAATTCTTCAAGTCTTTTTTTATTCTCTTTTTGTATTCTACGCTTACCAGCTGCTTTTGCTAGTCTGCGTTTTTCGCTTCTGGTCATATAATATTCTCGCTTTCTTAATTCATTAAAAAATCCATCAACTTCCAACTTCTTTTTTAAAATACTAATAGCCTTATCTATATTATTATTACGAACCTCAACAACCATACCTCGGTACGGGTTTTCATTTCTTCTAGTCATATTTTAATAACACTTTCCATAGCGAGAACACTGATATGCTTTTTGTTCAGCGAGTCTTTGAACTTCCCGGGCATGATCAGCAAGGCCGCGCTCACATGAACTACGAAC